CCGTCATTGAGTATCCTATATAAAAGTGATTTTGATAAAAATAAATCATATTCTGGGACAACCCTGGCGCGGTATCCATATTAATATCAATCGGATAAGCAATAATTAAAGCATCGCCATTTACTTAATTACAAGAATGGAGATTTGAACATTGCCGGAAGTCTGTTGTATACCACTGCGGAAACAACGTACGCGAATGGAGGTATTACTCAAACGGGCAGCATCAAAGTTATAGAAGCCATCATATGTTGCATTGACAAATACTTCAAATACGCTCCCCATATCAATGTCAAGAGGAACAGTAGTATATGTATCGTTAAGAGCAATTGTTTTATGGAATGCTCTCCAATCACCATTTTACAATGGTGTCAACGCTGCGGAACTCCAGGTAATTGTTGTGGCATCGTTTACTTGCACGCCGATTAATAGCGCTCCTCCAGCTGTAATCGCTAAATAATAGCAGTCTCCAGCTGCAATACCGTACTGATTTCCATTGTTTGTAAATACATGCCCCCAGACCCCAGGGAAACCAGGGGAAGACGGATTGACCCCAAAACTCTCGCCATTTAACCGATTATATTTTTCCAGTAGGTCAGTTAACCGCTGGTCAATAATCGGCCCAAGTGCCGCACTTAATACCATTGATGCGTCCGTGGAGAGAAGATTATTAACAATCTTCGTCGCGTCAATTTTTCCGTCAACAAGTTCTTTTAAAGTTTTCGCTGCCGCTGCGTCAAACGCTTTTATCCCCGCAACCGTCTGCGTGTATCCATTTATCAAGTCGGCTTTTGTTAATGCGGTGCTTCCTATGTCAGGCTGTAATTGTTCGATAAGGGCCGAAAGGTATTCAACATATGTCTGTGCCTGCTCCTTGATTTTTTCAAGTTCCGTTATGTACGGCCCCGCCGGTATTTTTCTGTCATAGGTTGGATTGTATCTTACTGTAAAAGCAAAGGCTGCCGCCGAAACTCTCCCGCCGGTATATTTTATCGTTACAGTCGCTACTATTTTCCCGGCCGCTTCCAATTCGTTCCCTTTGAATGTATATGCGTACATTCCCTTTGTTCCGGTAAGATCTCCTGTTACAATATTTCCATCAGCGCGCAGGAATGAAATGCTGGCCCCTGTATCTCCGGTAATGTATTGTTCGTTATCCTTCACTGCAATCGTCAGTTTCGCTTCTCCATAGTCCCCTTGTGTAAATGCAACATCTGTCTGCATGGCCTGCGGAGACTTTAAATTTAAAATAACATTTTGCGTCACGCCTTATACCACCTTTCCTAAAATCACGTAGGTTCCGCCGATTTTAGCCATTATGACCTTATCTCCTACCACCGGCGAATAGCCCGAAAGATACTTATATGCTTTCTGACTATTTTTTGTTTCTCCATAAAATTTTACAATCGGGCGGCCGCCGGATAGCGCCGCCACTTCTGCCATGCGAAAAGATTCTGAATCCCGGCCAAAAAACTCTCTCTCTTCTCTGATTTTATCTTTGCTGTTATCAAACATCATATTAGCGTTATCCTTTTTATGTTGTGTGTCATGCTCCCACCTACCGCAAATTCCATTGACCAGGAGCTTTCAATGTATTTTTCTGCCATCCCCATTTTGTCGTGTCTCACAAAATAACAGTCTTTATATCCATGATGCGGCATTAATGCTGTTGTTAGCGACATGGAGTCATTGATTTGTGACTTTTCCACAGCCACTCTTCTTGTATAGTCATCCAACGTTTTCTGATCCGCTATATCATCTACCGCTTCAATATCTACAATCTTTCTTCCGCGCCTTACCGTACTTAAAATGCTATCCACCGAGTCGTTTATATACTCACTTCTCAGCGGTGCGGCGTCCGGGTTTTCCACGTATCTGATTATCACGTTTGGTACATTGTATAAATCCTGCTTCCTGCTGGCTCCCGGCCTTATGATGCTTAGCTCATCTGTCAAATACTCGTCCTCTGCCCGGCGTCCGCTCGGTACGATATAGCGCTCAGACACAGCCGTTCCGGTGCGGTCAAAGTGCAAAGGATTGTAGTTGATTGCGTACAATAAATCGTTTACCACTGTCAGTTTATCCGTTCCAATTTCAAATTCCAATGCATTCGGTACGGTCAGATTGCTTCCCTCAATGCTTACTTTCGTTACTCCTGCTATGGCGAGAATGCTCCGAACTTCCTGATCATACTTCGCCCCCTGGGGTATATATAATCGGTCCGTAAGCTTGTCCTCTTTTAAAATTACACTTTTATCATAGCAATCCACATTATATGTTGTATGTCCTTCAGACGAAGAAATCTGCGGTGATGTCATGATGTAAACACCAAGCGGAAATCTAATCCATCCGGCAGGAGATAAAAGCAGCATATAGGCTGCCAATCTTGCATCAACTAGATTTATCCCCTGTACCTCTTTTTCCGCCATCGAAAACGACGCCGTTCCCATAATCTCCGCTCCGGCATCGAAAGAAACGTTTCCTTTTATGCTGTGCAATGTCTTGACGTATTTTTCCTGGCTGTTTAACAGATCGCATTCAAAGGATATCTGCCTGTTTTCCTTTAGAAGTTTTTTGATTTGTCTATCGGTATAACCATTCTGTGATAAATCATACATTGTCAAACCTCACCTTCTCTTCATAGTCAATTTCAGTCATGGTAATTCCAACATTGTATCCGCCAAAAAATAATTTCTGCGACATTGATAGGGACCCGGCCGAACAGAACATTCTATGTTCTTTGTTTCTTATGCAAAACGTCTTTCCCATGCTTACCAATCTTTCCAGATAGTTCGCGTCTGCGGTATATAAAAATCCAGATAAATTAATGGTTCTTGTGATTAAATCGCCTACCTCCATTACCGGATAATTCCGTCCGGTGTAAGTGATTAGACTTTTTTCGCGATCTGTTCCGATACCCAGCTCCATCTCTTCGTCTTCAGACAACAACAGTCTAATTCGTTTTTTTTGGTTATCAACCGGAGCAATATATGTCCCACGATACGATATGTATACCTCTACAATGTCGCTATCCGTATAAGACTGTGTGTATGCCCTGATAAAGTATCGATACCGTTTCCCGGAACACATGGTAAGATCCTCATATTTCAGTTCTGTTGTCTGCGCAATCGGGATAAATTCTCCTTCGTCCTCAGATCGATATATAAAGTACCTTGTTGCATTACTCGAATATTCCAGGGTAATAAAGTCTCCCTGGTCATATACCCTTACAACCGGCTTTGTCGGTTTTGTTCCTCCAACCGTAAAAGTTCTTGATATCCAGTTGCTCCACATGTCAAACAGATTTGATATTCTTAAAAACACAGTGTACTGTCCATCTGAAAGTATTATATTCGGAGTAAAAACATCATCAATTCCCCCGGAAACTTTTCCGCTATCAAATATCAATACATTGCTCTGCTTGATTTGAATTTGCGCTGCCACCTCTTCTGACTTGTCTGCCTCCCAGGTGATTTCCGTGATTGCATTGTTTTTAATGTTGCTGATTAACGGGTTCGGTGGCTTTCCAACAACAAAAAATTGGCTCTGTGTATAATCCGACACCATGTCTCTCGCGTTGTATGTTCTCACCCTCCACTCCACAACGCCGTTTGAAAATGTAGCAGCATCCATATCCCGATACTGGTTCGCAGATGTTACCGTAACTGTATTCCACGTTGTGCTTGACTGCATCTTCCATCCTAATTCGTATTTTGCCTGTCCGGAAGAAACTCCTCCATTGTATCTCCACTGGAAACGGATATTCCCTGTGTTTTCCAGGATGTCTCCCAATGGATAGAGAAGCGTCGGGGCAAACGGCGCTGCGTAACTGTAGTTTATTACGATGCTTGCCGTATTCCCTCCTTCAATGGATGAAATCGTACATTCTTGCCCGCCTGCTCCACTTGTGCCATCTGTATTTAAAGACAGTGTAAAATTATTCTTTCCCAAGGCCCCGATAATCAGATTTGTGATGTCTATTTCAATCCACGTATTGTAATCCTGATTATATTCGGACAGATAGTAGTTCCCCTGTGATTCCACGTATCCAGCATTAATATATTTTTCAAATGATGCATAGGTTGTATTGTTCGGCAGCCTCTCGTTTACTTCGTATGATCTCGCCGTCATTATGACCCTTCGACCAGATTTGATACAGTATACCCTTAACTTTGCTGACTGTATTGTGATATCGCTTAGTGCGGGAATATTAAACTGTAACACTGCCAGATAGTATTTTCCGTACACCTTCAGTGCGGCATCATTGTATCCGGCTGTATTCAGGCCGTTATTTATCCATGTATCCCAAAACGCATTGACTGTAGTTGTTGCCATTAGATTCTTGCCACCCCCGTTCGGTATGCCATCTGCTCCCTTTCTGCCAGTTCAATAAGCCTGTTAAATTCCTTCACATTTTCCGACTGAATATTAAAAACATAGGTATTCCCCGAACATTTCATTCTTGACGACTCGCGATTGCTATATATCCTGCTGCCACGCGGCAATTCTACAAGCTCTGGACCTTCTTCGCCTACCCAAGTTTCACCTCCACCGTAATACTCTGTTCCTCTGGCATTATATTTCGGTTTCGATTGTCCGCTCTTTTGTGCCGCATTTACTATTTCATTTCCAACCGTTTTTACTTCGCTCATTGACTCTTTTATGGCCGACGCCCCTCCAACGACCAAGGCAATAGCCGCTGCAATTGCAAGCAATACTATTAATAGCGGAGCCAATCCCGCCGTTGCTGATGCTCCCCCAGCTCCAAGCGTTGCAGATGCGGCGGCAGCTAATAATGATTGTGTCCTGAAAGATATGATAGCTTTTGTTACAAATCCGAACACTATAAGCAGGGTGCCAAAAACCGCAGACGCCACAAGAACTGGCGTTGGAATTGAACCTATTATATCTACTAATTTTGTAAGTATCGGAAGCAGGGCGATTCCCAATTGTAATTTTACCGCCTCCACTTTTCTGTTCATTTCCTGCATTTCATCATCAAGTTCTCCTGCGCTTTGCAATAAGTCATTGCTTAAAACATACCCCGTCTCATGCGCTTGATTTCCAAGCTCTCTCAGGCGTTTGCTGCCAGCTTCTATTAATGGATTTAAATCTCTTGCGGAACGACCGAATATATCCATTGCTATGCTGTCTCTCTCTGTTTCGTTGTTTACTCTTCCCAATGCATCGATTAAATTGTAAAATGTTGTTTCGGCATCTCTTAACGTCCCGTCTGTTTCCTTGTATCTCACTCCAAGTCTGGCAAACTCTTTTTGTAAATCTTTATTCCCGTCCCGCGCATCTGACATTGTCCGAATCATTTTTGTCATTGAGCCGTTCATTGTTTCAACCGATACGTCAACAAATTCTGAAGCGTACTGTAATTCCTGTAATGTATCTGTCGATAATCCGCTTGTTGATGATAGTGTCAAAAGGTTATCGGCCGTTCTGGATAACTCGAGACTGAGATTTGCGTATATTCCTGTAATCCCCCCTATCAGGGCAGCCCCTTCAAATAACTGCTTGTTTACTCCGTCAAATTTAGAAGCGAATGATTCTAAAGCCGGATTCATTTCTATTCCGAAGAAATCTGCTGTTTTTCGTATGGATTCACCAAACGAATCGTTCTTTTTCTCCGCTGCTCCCATTGCCTTTTCTGTCTCTTTCAATTGTCCTTCCAATTTCAAAAGACTTGTCCTTTGTTGTAAAAGAGCTTTGTCCGCAGCATCCACTGCCTTTTCATTATTTTTATTCGCACTTGTTGCTTTGTCATAGCTTTTTGCAGCTTCAGAAACAATCTTTTTCTGTAATTCAATTTTTTGAGTGAGGAAATCGTGTTTTATTCTGAGCTGGTCTGTTTCCGTTCCGTATACTTTAGCCTCTTCTGATGCTCTGTTAAATTCTGCTGTTAAAACTCCCATCTTTCGGTTACATTCCGTAATTCCTCCCGAAAAATCAGAATAGTCAAGACCTAACACAATTGTTTTTTTATATGTGTTACCCAATATCCCACCCCTCAATCTGTTTCATGCTGCTTATCGTTTCGCTTTCTCTTCTAGCGTTAAAATATTTTGATTCGTATACTTCTTCGTTAATTGCCGCATTCTGCATGTTTTTTTCATCTACATACATGTCAATCATCTTTATGATTTTTCTAAATGTAGATGTCCAAAACTCCGGATCGGTTCTTTTCATTTTGATACAGTACATATAATATAGATAATCAAAATCAAAATTTATAGCGACAGATTTATCATGAGCCGATCCATAATTTTTTTTATTGCTTCCTGCCTCTCTTCATCCAGAGAATTTATTAATGATTCATTAAACATTCTTATTATTTCCGCCCCGGAAGAAGGCGCCATACGTTTTGACAGCACCGCCGCATCCGAATAGCTTAATTCCATTTCCTCCGAAGCATTTACCGCAGAAAATAGGCACAGAGCCAGCATGTCAACTTTCTGTATCGTGTCCTTATTAATTTTCATCTCAGCCAATTTGTTTTGAAATATAAAGACACACTTCATATTGAAAATCCCATGTAACTCTCTTTTATTTTCTGGATCTCTTAATACAATCTCTTCAGCCGGACTAATATCGATAAACTTTGCCATTAAAATCTCCTTATGCTGCTGACGGCGCCGGTGGTGTTGACGGCCCCGCTTTAAACCAGTCTTCGACTTGCTTTGCTGTTAAGTCTGCATTTGCTGTGTCTGCAAAGTATCTCAACTCTCCGTCAAAATCACGCGGAACAAAATTAATCGTAATGCTGTCTGTTGAAAAGTTGATACTGTCTGTTGACTGCTGCATCGTTCCGTTAAACGGCTGCGCCCGTCCTTTTAAAAGCCAAACTAATTCATTACACTTGTTGGTCCCTTCCACTTCAAATCCAACCGCTAAAAATGGAGCTTCGTCTCCCGCTTTCTCGATCAGGATTCCGTTTTCGTATTTATGCCCCAGGATTTCTGCGCGGTCTTCAATTGCAATTTTGTTAACGTCCAATACTGCGGCTATTCCATTCAACTTTGCAATGTTTTCTGATTGCGCTCCCTCTCCGTACAGTATACCGGAGGCCAGCGACGGTGTAAGCTGCACCTGCATTGCCTTCCCGAGTGGTTTTACCTCTCCATATTCAGCCCCAGCCGCTGTATCGCTTGTTAACAGTGCATAAACCATGTTTTTGATATTGATACGATTTGTTTTCTTTGATTTATTTACCGCCATGTTTACTCCTCTCTTGTTTTCGAAAACTGGATCATGGCACGCCACACTTTCCCGTTCGTGTCATACATGTATGTAATATCCGGTATTGTAGTTGATGTGTTCACCTGGATGTCGTCGCTCAGTTTTCTTGCCCTGGTTTTGATTGTTTCCCGGTTTCTGTCCCAAACATCAATTTGATATCCTTCCAGTCCTTCACTTTCGGCTCCATCACCTTCCAGTCCCGACGTATCCGAAAGATGGGACCATGTTGCGCATGGAGGTATGATTGGTTCAAACAATTCAATGACAGGTATCTTTAATGATTCTACAATCAAGCTTTTTATTTCCATTACTGCACCACCTTCTTCAGCATCTCGTCGATTATTTTATTAGTATCTCCTTCAGACGCCGTTACCGCGCGACCCATGAAATTAGTCCCCTGTACAAATGTCACTCCGTCCCTGGCTATATGTCCATCACTGACTGGCCCCCACTTATATCCCGTCATTTTCCCGCCTCGCACGCTAACATAATGATTACCCATCTTGTCTTTTCTGACACTCGACTGCACATCATCCTTCAGATGGGTGTAAGGTCTGCTGCCATCATAATTTGCCGGCATGATTTGTTTTGCCCTTGTCTCGACGTCTGAGTTGTGGAGGAACCGAATTACATTTTTCTTAATGTTCCTTCCAATTTTTCCTAAAACAGCTTTTTCCTGATTCTGTAACTCCTTCGGTAAAGCATTCAGCATCTCATCGATTGACTTTACCGATTCTTCATAATCCATATTGACTTTCATATCATCACCCAATCGTCAATTCCACTTCATCATTTTCCTGTGCTTCGTACGTTCGATATATGTTATATTTTCTTTCATTGTATATGACTTGTGATGGCTCCTCGATGGTTCCGTCATCGTTTACCACAAAGCTTAATTCGTAATCCGGCTGATATATGGATAGGGTTAACCTGGGGCGAAGTCCAACGGCATAAGCGGCGTAATATTCGCTTCTTACTACTGATTTCTTTTCACAAAATACCCTCGTTTCCTTATCGGCAATGCTCTCTCCGGTCGCTTTTCTGGTTATCAGTGTACATTCGTCATTTCTCATGGCTGTTTCTCCGCTGGCAGTCCGTACCCGGTTGCCATCTGCATCTGTGCTTTCTGTTCGTCATAGGCCGCCTTCATTCGTTCCATTTGGTCGCCCGGCCCCATATACACCGCGCAGTATGTAATTACTGCGCGGCCAATCAATGGATCGTCAGGATTTTTATTTCCTACTCCTGCGATTTCTAAGTCCTTCAGGGCCGCCTGGATAAGGTCCTCTATCTCCGAGTCAAAGGCTGTCGTTTTGATTCTCAGTGCCATCTTTACTTTTTCCAGCATAGCCTATCATCCCTTCTTTTTATGATGCGCTTTTTGGAATCTTCAGGGCCACGAATCCATTTTTCACCACAACGTCGCCGCCAATCTCTACATCTCCCCGGATCGTATCCATGAGTTTATCAAAGGCAAAATCTTCTGATATGCGGATTTCATAATCGGAGAATAAATCAAGTTCGAAACATTGTGGATTGCCATAAAACATTGTCAGCGTATCGGATGATGCAGACTGGGCAGTTCCGGCGCAAGCCGTCAAATTGCTATTGATGCAGTACCGCACCGACAGGCCACCGTCTTTGATAATTCCGGTATTGGGGTTATCTGTATCCGGTTCAATTTCATATACCGCCTTTTTCTCATTTGTTCCTCTTATGTCTCCAAACGCAATCAGGTCAAGCTTGTTTAAAAACAGCACAGCTCCACCAACGACGCTTTCGTCTCCCCCGTATGCCAGTGTGATTTTTCTTAAGGTTTTTTCATCAATGACTCCCTTAGAGCCGGTGACTGTAGCTGTAACACTTTCATTCAGTGTGGATTCTTTTAATGCTGTTGTAACCAAAATTGCAGCTTTTTTCCTCAAAGAGGTTAACGCCTGCTCGTGTACCTTCTGCTGATAGGCAAGCGGTGTCTGTTTTTTCGCCTGCTTTGAGATGTAGGATAAAACAGCCACGGAATCCGGCGTGATGGTAACAAATCCAAAGGTCGGCTCTTTATTCGTGGCCGCCTCTCCTTCTGTCTGGTTGTCTGCCGCTTCCGTGTCCGTATCGATATAGGCAACTTTATTACTCCCCATGCCGGTACAGTTGACGATTTTTACCAAGTCAATAATGCTTGATACTTTTTTCCCTACACTATCGTTAATACCGCTTACCTGTGTCGGCGTCGCCAGCTTCCCTCCGCTTATCAGGACAGAACGGACTTCTTCTGATTTGACATTGGTTCTTCCTGTCTCAGCAAATTTTTTTGCTCGTGCCTCGGCCTCGTTTTCTCCTCCAAGGTCTTTCAGCTTTCTTGTTGTCGTTCCATTTTCCCTGACGTCATCCTCTAACTTTCTTCTCTTCTCCGCCTGCGCTTCCAGTTCTGCTCTGCGTTCTTTCAACTGCCTAACTTCTTCTGTCAGTGCATCCAGATCAGCATCCCTGTTTTCCATTTCCGTCTTAATCGCTGCCATTCTCTCTTCAATGTCACTCATCATCATTTCTTTAATTGTCATTTCATACCTCCATCAGTAAATTTAGTTTTTTTAATTTTCTCGCCCGTTCCAGTCTCTCCGCTTCAATTTCCGCGATCACTCCGTCGCTAAATTTCCGGGCGCTAATTGATGTCGCATCGTTGGCCGGTATTGATACCGGGCTGACATCATATAGCTTGCTTATCTTTTTTATTGTCCTAAGACAGGTTTCAACGTCGTTTTCGTAATCTTCCGTATAGGTTTTCTGGTCTTCCTTTACCGTAAATCCAAACGACATCTTATCTGTATATCCGCCTTTTATCTCCTGATATAATTGACGTCCGATATCTGTCCCTGATAGGTCCGCTGTGATTTTCAGCCCCACGGAATCAACTTCCAGCTTTAACGTATTGTTTTTATTTCTCGCGAACACACGCCCTTCATGGTCGTACTGCATGATTACATCCGACATGTCACATTCCGTAAAGGCTCCTGGGTCTATCTGCTCGATTATTTTGTAATATCTGCCTTCATACAAGGTATAGGGCTGATTAAATGTAGTTGCGTATCCTTCTACCGTCATGGCGTCCGGCTCTTCTTCCAAGGCCCTGACACTCATCGTCATGCCTCGATATTCCCGGCCATCTTCCAGTTTATCAATCTGTTTATTTGTCAGTGCCACTTGTCAGGTCATCCCCTTTCTTTGTTATGCTTCCATCAATTCCCAGGAGATAGTATTCCCCTCGGATACTGTACGCCTGCCCCATTCCATTCGGGATCGGCGGAAGGTTCCATATTTCTCTGATTTCGTCCCGGTTCATGATTCCCCGATCTGCCATCTGCGCTGATACGTTTAACTTTTCTGAATTGCTCATGTATTGCAGTCGGTTCGCCGTCGCCATGATGAATGATTTTGCGGCCCGTTCTTTTTCACTGAACAGCATTTTTGTTGTGACGTCTGAAAACTGAATGGCAAATGGTTCGATTCCCCCCTCGTAAAATGCGCTCCATGCATCCCCGTAGGCTTTGTTTTGTAGTATGTCGTCGTTTACCCCGTAATAATTAAATACGTTTGTTTTGATTGCTGTCATCTGCTGTGCATCAATCACGAATGGGCTTGATTGTATCTGTTTGATATCCGAATATGTGTTAGGAAAAAGCAGAACCCCGCCGGATTCTTTTTTTAAATTTTCGTTTGTAAAGCGTTCCCGTTCTTTTGTCAAGTCTTCAGTTTTTGTGAAATTAGTAACCCGCGCCATAAATCGGAAGGTTGCCGAATTTTTAACCGCCTCTTGTATCCCCTGATTTTGAATATCAATCAGTTCCATTGTCGGTGTCAGTGCCGCGTTTGACTCTCCGAAAAAATCATCCGAATACTGAAACTTTGTCATAATGCCGCATCGATTCATTTCGACTACAGCCGTGTTCCCATTTTGGAATGTGTAAGAAAGCCACGGTTCTCCTCTGTAATCTTTTATCTCGCACAGTGACGGAAGAATCGGATATACTCCGGTTATCTCTCCGTAATCATCCTCTACTGGAACAATAAACGCTGTGTTTTGTACATCAAGAATCGTTGATAACCGATATAGAAACTGGCCCCATGTTTGCCATTGGTTTGGCCCATTCTTTAACTTCGTTTGTAACTTAGGCTTTGCGCTTCCCTGCGGAGTGACCGATAATTTACTGATATGCGTTGCCCTCGCATGGATCGCGGCCCGGACAAGCTCGCTCTCATAGACAGCACCATTCCAACTCGTAAAGATTGGCGTGTATCCGGTAAAGGTCTGAAAGAAATCGGCCGCATTGCCTTTCACTGGTCTTTTAAACACTTTATTAAACAGCCCCATTTTTCAACTGCCCTCCTATCTCTCCATACCATTTTTGTCTCACTGTCATAGCATCCAGTAGTGCGGCTCCTCCATCGATATGATCTGATTGTGTTATTTTAATTGCCTTACGTTTTCCGCTTTCTGCGTCAATCTTTAATGCCATGTTTAACAGATGTACTTTTAATAGGTCATTATCTCCGATGCAAACCACACCATCTTTTATCAGCCCTTCCGTCTCCTGGATTACCGGCGTTAAGTTGTAGCCCTGATAAACGTCATCCATGTGAAAGCCATATTGTTTCATGTCCTGTACCAGGTATTGGGCCGTATAACGGTCGTATCCCGTCTGAAGCGGATAGATACTATATTCTTCGACAAGCATTTTGAACCAGTCAAAACAGTCTTGATAATCAACAAAGTTTTCCCCCGATAGCTTCAGTATCCCCCTCTGCACATATGCTTGATATGGGAGTCCATCCCTTATCGTTGCCTCCTCTATCTTTTCCGCAGGCAAGAAAAATTGTGCTAAGACGTATAATTTTTCATTTTTTTCAATGACTGCCATACAGGCTGTGAGGTCCGTTGTTTGAGATAAGTCAATCCCTCCGACACAGTATGATTCTCTAAAATCTTCGAGCCGCAGGTGTGGGCCGCAGCATTTTTCTACATCCTGTGCCGATAACCATGCCTGTGTACTGTTCTGTTTAATATTGCAGTATTTTGTCAGAAACTCCGCTTTTTTACTTAAGCTGCCTTCCGCTACTGCGATTTCCTCTATCAGATAATCCACCGATACCGACACGCCTAAGTTTGGGTTCGATTTTCTCAGTTCGTTGATGTCGTTCCATTTTTCCACATCATCAATCATGTACAAAAATGGTGCCAGGCGTTTTTCTTTTGAATCTCCAAGCAGGAACCGGGTTGCTCTTTTTACCAGCTCATCATAGATTCCCTCGTTGATGTACCCCGATGTGCTGATTGAAAGAATGATTGGCTGCTTTCTTGCACCTAGAGCCGATTTCATAACCTCGTATTGCTTCAGCCCCTGGTCCCCCGGCCAACTGGCAACCTCGTCGCAAACCGTCAGATGTGGATTAAATCCATCCGACTTCTTTGCGTTAAAAGCAATTTTCTTCACGCTGCTGTTCGTGCTTTCCACATAAAAATCTGATTTCCGTCTTTTTATCAATGCTTGTAATTCCGGTTCTTTTTGAATGGTCTGCCAGAACGATTGATATACCAAATCAGCCTGATCCAGCTTCGGGGCTACACAAAACACTTTTGCCCCATACTCCCCGTCAAGGAATAAGCAGTAAGCAATAATCCCGGATGCAAACAGTGTTTTTCCGTTTTTTCTTCCAATGACAATTAAAAACTCTCTGAAAATTCGTATTCCGGCGTCGTCAACAATTCCGAACATAATTGATACAGTAGATTTTTGCCATGTTTCCAGCTTCAGAAGATCATCCCGGCCTTCGCAATGATGGCAAAAAGTTTCAATGAATTTTATAGCCCTGTTTGCCTTTTTCTGGTCAAATATAAACTGCTGACTTTCCAGTCCTTTTATTATGTATTCATAAAATAATCGAATCCATTTGCCAACAACTGCGGAACCATCCTGAATTGATTGATAATATTTCAGTATGTAATTATCCATCCCTCATCAGCTCCTTTAGTTTACCCTCGTTGCTGCTGGGCGGTGTCAGTTCATTTAGCTGTTTGATAATTGCCTGATAATTCTTGTCCGTCGAAGTGAACAGTCTGGCCGCCGGTCTTTCCCGTTCGTACGGCTCCGTCTTTTCTGACTGTGTAAAGCGTTCCGTCTCTCCGTTCTCCTGGATGTCTTCCCATAATTGATTTAGCCTCACCCGGAGTCTTGCCGCTTGCACAATTAATCCTTGTGCCACTGCAAATTTATTCGGCGGCAAGTTCTTATAAATCTTTGTAAGTCTTGCTATCTCTGATTTTTCTGTCACTATTTTTGCTGCCATTTTCCTCCTTCCTGGGTAGGGGTCCTTCGCGCATGGGAGCGGAATATCATTCTAGGGGACTCGGTGAAATTTTCTTTCACAAATTATTTTGAATAGGGGGGAGTCGTTGTCACATTTCCAAACTCATCCACAAAATATCTCTTCTTCCTTCCGTGTAGCTTCGCGTGACAATCCATACACACCAGTTCTAAATTGTTAAATGACATCGTGACCTCCGGCTTTGTAATGTTCTCCGGTGTTATCTCCGTTTTGTGATGCACAATCTTTCCCGGCTTATATATTCCCTGCCTTAAACATTCTTCGCATAGTCTCCCAACGCTCTTAGCATATCTATCCCTGCATAGTTTCCATTCAGTGCTGTCGTAAAATTCACGTGCGAACTCTCTCGCCATGCTCCACCTCCAGTTCTTCTTTCAATGTTGTTCCTTTTCCCGGTACGCAAAATGCGCCTGCAGATTATGCGCAAGCGCCTTTCGAAAAGGAGGTTCATCGTGAACTATTACATAGTATCATTATATCATTTTCTTACGGGCATTGTGGGCAAGTTTACGTATCTGTAAAATATCCTGGACGCAGTCCGTCTATCCATTCCTATCAAATCTCCAATCTTTTCCCAATTCATTCCATTTATCACCCTGTATTGTATTATATCGCATTCGGGAAACGGCGCCGTACTTATGTATTCGTCCAGCTCCCTTCTGTCTACTTGCAATTTCTCCTTGTAATATTCAACCTCTCTGTCAATACGCTCTTTTTCTTCGATGTACCATTCCCCAAAGCTTTTCCTTCCTGCTCCCTTCGGCATATCAGAGGCTATATTCTTTTTATATGGATTAAAGCTTTCGTGGGCAGCCATTTCTTGATAAAGTGACTTTAACTTATTCATGTCTTTTTGAACCGAGAAGAGCTTTTCTAATTCCATTTTTCCTCCTTCGATATTTCCGGCGGTTCTTTTGGAACAATTGGTATATTGCTTATGATATCCTTATGTTTGCGCAGCTCATTAGTCGCCTGCTGCCATCTGGCCGCAAACGTCCTCTTCCTTTCTTTTTGAACTTCTCTTATAAATCCAATCGCCCATTCTAAGGCGGCAACATCCTTGTCCCAAATGTCGCCCTCTTCCTGGCTCATCTCCTGGTGATGCGCCTTTATCTCTTTCAATTTTTCTATTCTATTCATTTTCCACCTCAAGGAACGGCCGGCCGAACCGTCCCTGTATGCACGCCATAGGCGTTTATGATTGATTTGTTATCCTGCTACTCCATAGCGGCGTTCCGCGTCTCTGGCCGCCTCCTGACTAATCTTTGCATAACACTGTAAGGTTGTATCCACTTTGGTGTGTCCTAACTTCTTCTGTACCATTTCCGCAGGCGCGCCGCGATTAATCATATCGGTTCCACACGTACGGCGGAAGGTATGCGGTGATATCTGTAAGCCCTTCAGCCTGGCATCGCGGCTCTGGATGGTTTTTAAAATATAGCGCACTCCATCGTCGCTAAGTCGGTTGTGCGGTGCTTTCTGGCTGACAAACAATGCCTGGCTGTCATCTTTCCTTGATCTCAAATATCCTTCGATATGTACTTTGGCTTGCGCGGAGAATCGTATTTCTCGCTCTTTCCGTCCTTTTCCAACGATGTTTACTCTCCGGTTTGACAGGTCAATACTGTCCCGGTTAAGCTGTATAATCTCTGATACGCGGCCTCCGGAGCTGTAAAGGAGATCGACCAGTGCAAGTTCCCGTTCATTCTTGCAACAGCACCGGAATATCTCTCGCTGCTCCGGCGTCAGAATGGAACCCATTCTATACTCTTCTTTCGTTTCTTTTATTCTTTTCATTGGGTCAGCGGTAATGATGTCATATTCGTAAGCCCATTTGAAGAAAGCCCGGAGGGAACGCACCTTTGAATTGTACGTTTTATCTTTCCATTTCTTCTGCACCTTCCCACGCGTCAGATATCCGATGACATGCTTTTCCCGTATATCCCTTATTCCGGTCCCGGCATAGAGAAGCAGATTTTTAATCTCGTACCCATACTGCTTTATGGTTGACCTGGTTTTTCCGTCTATGATAAGCTGATTCTGCCAGTCGTGCAGAATCTCAAACGTATCATCGTCGCTTTTTACAATTGCTGTCGAGTCTTCGTTCTTGATAAACGTATAGTCGCAAAGATTCATATAGAGGATTAATTTTAATTGCTCCATACGGTCAGGTATTATAAACTCACTCGCTGCTACAAGGATATTGTTGATTACCATACTCGCACTCATCGTTCCGCTCATCATAGACTTGTCCTCCTATTTTTTATTTGATTTTTCGGAGGATAACTGTTATAATATAGTTATCCAGTTTTAGAGCCGGCCGCATCCGCCAAGATAGCCCGGCTCTTTTTCTATGCTTCCTGTACTGCTTTCTCTGTTTTCTTACGCTCCACTTTTATGTATCCTTTTGATGTAATTGACAGTTTTGCTTTTAATCCGTTTCCGATGTCCAGGGAGGCAGAATCAAGCTTTTCTTCGACAATTAGCTCGGCAATGTGTTTCAGTAAATTTCTTATGGGTTCATCTGCCTCTTCTGTATCCGCCTGCTGCCCGAATTGCCCCTCGATTGCTTTGCATGCACGTTCTTTCTGTCCTTTTTTTCTGGCGTATTCTTTTGCGCCGTAGCAATCGCATAATTCTGTAACCGCTTCATTTACTTTTTCCTGGTCCCACGGAATAAGCGTCTCTATTTGTCCCATCTGTCCGCAAAACGAACAAGCTCCTGTCTGTATTTCAAGTCCGTCTGGCATTTCTCGCTTTATTTCTTTCAAATCATCCTTCAGCATTTTATTCTTCCTCTCCTGCTGCCCTGAAGTAATAACAGGGTTTGCACACTATCATTCCGCGTTCGTTCCTCTCCGGCTCTTCGTCTTCCTCCTGGTGTCCCCACCCTAACGGATGTACTCCGTCCAGTTCGGCGGTGCAGCCTGGGCCGAAGTGGTTCCCCCAATATCTTTTACCCTGCTGCCGGTTTGCGCACTCGGAACATGTTCCATACATTCTTCCCATTGCTCTTTCTCCTTTAAATGTCAATTTAGCATCGGTAACATTGGAGGCATCTGCCCAGTCTCATATGCCGTCTCTATCTGCGGCGCCAGCCATTCGCCAGCGGTGCGGCCGTCCGGCAGCACAATATCATATAAAA